ACATACTTAGGGCTAACCGAATAGGATACTACCCGGGCAAGAGCATAGAAGACTCTATCATGAAAGCTTTAGGAGACGATGGTGATTATGTTATGGACTTACTGTTGGACAGTGACCATATATATATAACACTACCCACCACAAAAAGATCCCCCCTTTCCGTAAAATACCTAGCTATGCTAGGAGTAGACTACGACATAGAGCTATCGGATTACATATGCCTTATATCCTCAGGAGCCGTATTCACAGAAGAGTCATTCAGACCCTTTGCGATTATGTCAGTCGAGAATCCAGCCGACAGCAGCAGGGGTACTTTATGGCGGAGTGGTCGAGGTAACTGGCCGAGAGAAGTCGTATTCCCATGCATAGACTGTCAGATCATACAGCCATATGGGTTCTGGCAGCTGAAAGGACCAAGGGAACTTAAAGAATTATATAGCCATGCCACACCAATACTTTCAGATATCTTCAGATTCAAGACTTACAACGCAGACTCAGTGGCTCCACCATTTAGAATGCAGTTCAAGTCAGACGATAGGGAAAACAACACTACTAGTTATTTCCACGATCGAGTCTTATTGAAATTAGCTGAAAGCAACGGAATGGACGAGTTTATGAATGGCCCCCTACCCCCGGGCTCAGATGGCCCTCGCAGATCCAACCATTCCGGTTCAGAACACACGGAGACATCTACAGAACCATCGTTGGATTCCGCACCTTCCAATCACCACATAATTAGGACCATTTCGAGATATCCGTCAAAAGTTCGGCATCCTCCAACATACATAGTCCAGAAAGGTACTATACATACTGCGATCCTAGCCTTTCCTTTCTCCAGCCTAGCTCATTACGAAATAGTGTGTAAGGCTATCAATCTATTCATACATAGTGTCCGACCCAATACTAAGTATGAACCGGTTAATCAATTAGGCCAAGAGGGCCCGGGTGACTGCATACAAGTTGTTGTTGATGACCCGACAATAGATGACTGGAAGCAAAAAACCTGGACTCCTGTCCCAGAAAGGCAATTCCACGGCCACGAGATGCTAGCATTCCTGACCCAATATGCTTACTATTATGCTTTGACTCACATAGTAGGCTATTGGGAAAGGAACAACGTCCCAGAAAACCAGAGAGAGATTATTGACATAGGGGGAAGCCCCCTTTGTTGGAAGAGGATGCTTGAAATGGGATACTTAAAAACGAACTTCTCGCTCATCATCCCTACGGAAGACTTTAAGGTGGGACAAGGGGCCTTCTATGATGGACCTTTTACGGCATTTACATGCGGTCCAGTTCACGCAGGTGACGGTTTCATACGACAGCACCCA